TATTATCGCCCGGAGTAAAAAAAGTACCACCACAACCACATACGGTTACTAAAAGTGCTATTAAAAATATAATAACCATTTTTGAATATGTATTAATAATCTTATGCATAATATCTCTCCTTGTCGTTATAATTTACTCTATATAATATAAAACCACTATAGCCCAACAAGAGCAGTAGTGGTTTTAAAATTTTGGGGTGGTTTTGTACAATGTTTAATAAAAAAACAAACATTAGCTAAACTCCTAATTATTTAAGATGTTATACCAATAGACTCCAAATCATTGATACGACTTCGTAATATTTCACATAAAACTTTTTTATTAGGACGTTGTGCAGCATCTTTAAGTGAATATTTTAATAGTTTTTGATCTGTAATATATGGTATAACTTCTCTAGCTTTTCGCACAGATAGTTCAATTATTTCTTCTACAGAAAGTCTATTAGGTGATTTATTGACATCCTCCTCACCAGCATCTGGATCGATAGGGCGTTCTTTTTTTGGTTCAGGAACGTCCTCTTCTACAACCTTCCATTTATTTTTATTACGTAGCTTCACCTCGAACAACCAATTAATGAACTCTTTATCCCTCTTTAGTCCATGTTTTTCACCATACTCCTGATATAACTCTTCTAAAGGTATCTTACCATTACTAGCTACATACCGTTTCATAATATGCACACCTAAAGATGATGTGTTTTGTACATATCCTATAAATGTATCTTTACTCATATCATTCTCCTTTTCTATTATATTTAAAGATCCCTTGTCCGTTTAAACTCTTTTAAATTTCCTATATAATCAATTAAATAATGAAATACATTAGATAATCTGTGAATTACTAAAATAAATAATAAAAAATCAATAAACTTATTTATAAGTATAAAATCTGTAAACAAAAACGTAGGTATCATTAATAAAAAAGAAACCCACACTGAAGTACAGTACCCACAAAACAAAAGGTTACTTAAAAACTCATAAATAACATTATCTCTTGACTTTTTGTCAAAAAAGTCTCTTATTGGTAAAAATATAGTAGACTTAACCAACAGCTCTGTTAAAGCTTCTGTAGCTATTGCATTCAAAAATATAATAAAAATAATTATACTATACATTATAAATATAAGTTTTGTGACCACAATCCCATATTCTAAAAAACCCTTGTTCCTGACTCAGTTCCACCTCAGTTTTACCAGCAAGTTTTTCCTTCGGTGTTTTTCTTAAATAAAAATCTCTATACCTTTTACCACCTTTAACATAGTGTGGGGTATATTTAGTATAATTTAACACATCAAACCCTATTTTCTCATACATAGAATTAAATATGTTAGAATACCGCATATCACAATAAGATTTTATAAATTTATAATTATTACTATGAGCATACAAAATAACTTGTTTAAATAATTTGCTAGCTCCACCAACTATAGTTAAACCAGGTAGAACACAAAAACGTTTTAATTCTATAATATCATCAGTAGGTATAGGTTTTCTTATAATATTACCCACACCGCAGACTGATAATAGCTCATCTTTATAAAATAAACCCCATGCTTTTAATGCAGTAGATTTACCTTGTATATGATATTTATCAAAAAAGTCATTAGCTTCCTTACCACTAATCTCTTTTACAACACATTTACGAGCATACACTTTAGTATAATTTAAACCAAGGGCTTGCAATAATATAGAAATAACTGCATCATATCTGTTATATAGTTCATCTTCAAACACAGTTAATAATCTAATACCTTTATTATAACAATCTATCATTTTATTGTAATGATACGCTTTGTCTACATTATTAGCCTCTGAATGCCAATATAAACCACAGACCTCAACCGCCACTTTATGCTCTGGGAAATATAGATCTAATTCTTTTGGTTTTATTTGCTCTCTATCATTATATACTAAAGCTACTTCAGGATAATTTATTTCAAAAAACTCTCGCAACATTTGTTCAGGTTTAGATATATAATTATTTTCAAGATAACAATTAAAACAACGAGCTTTATTATCTTTAAAACCATGATACGTAGTTAACCATTCATGTCCGTTAGGGCACTTTAATTTTATATAACCTTTATGACTACTAATGTATTCAGATCCATCTATTAAACTATAACCGAATTCACTAACATGATTAGATATTTCCTCAAGTTTTAGTTTTTTATTTAAAACTCTACGTAATTTAGTTTTTTCTTTAAGTTTTTTATTCCTATTTTTTTCAGCTTTAATAGAATTTTTAAGTACTCTTTCTTTTTCACATTCTTCACTACCACAATAAAGTTTCTTCTTATAGTAAGTTTTAAACTCTTTACCACAAACTTTACAGTATTTAGTATACTCTTGATAATTATTATTTTTTCTGTTCCTAATCTTATCTCTTTCTCTATCAGCTATTCTTCTACCCTCATCTTTACATCCATCACAATACTTTTGTTTAGGACTACTAGGTTTATAAACAACACCACAAAGTAAACATACTTTATTTTTATATTTAGCCATATATATCCTTTCTTGATTACGTAGTTTTATAATAAAGTAAGAACTTTTTTTAGTATGTCAACAAAAACCGGTATTATTTAAATATAAACATTTAAGTTAAAAAGCACCTGTTTGTTTAATGACAGGTGCTTTTTAATTTAATATAGTGTTTAAGAGAGAGAACGATCAATAATACCCATACCAAGCATACGGCTATCGAGACACGCAAATCCTACTTCTTCCCATCCAAAAAATCCTTGTTTCTGACGTCTAAGAAGAGTCGGATCATCAATTGCTTCATACTCTTTACGAATAGGCATAACTAAAGAGTCATTAACGCTCATATCAAACCCGTAAATCTGTGTTTCTCCCATAGTACTAACAGCACCTGTAGCATCAACCACATTAGGATTCTCTATAGAATAAGCATTAAATTCCTCTGACGCATTAGCTATAAACTTACCATAATCAGAGTTATTACCATTAATGTTATAAAGTCCAGGAGCGCCGAGATGCTTAACTTCATGAAGTTGAACATTCCAAATACGACCCATACCAGCAGTTTGGAATATTTCCCTACGTGTTACAGGATCAATATCTGTATCTGTCCATTCACGAATATCAGCTGCATCTTCAGGGCTAAGATAAAGATCGGTAAGAGTACGTCCTAACCTAGAAAAACCAACCATCATCTTATTTATAAGCTCCAATGACAAATATCCAGCGCCAGTGGACAGATTATTAATAGCATAAATAGGCGCTGGTCTAGCACCTAACAAACCTTTACCTGAGAAAGAAGATGTAGCTGAAGGTACTATAACATTCCAACCACACTCCTCTTCAAAGTCTGCAATTGCCTTAGCTGCTTTAGCTGCGGCTTTTTGTGGGATATCAATACGAGAATCCCTAGCATATGTAACTTTCCAATCACCACCGGTATTCAGAGAAAAAGTAGGAACAAACACATCTTCCCCAATACCTTCGATGAAATTCTGTGCCATATACCCAAGATTAGGCAGAATCCACACTGGTATTTCAAAATCTTCCGCCACCGGATATCTAGCTTCAGCACCAGGATCTAATTTTTCAGGCGCAAACATCTGCCTCATAATAGATTCAAGCTCAATTTTTTTAAGGATAGGAGTGGTTAAAGCTGAAGCAAAAGCTCTAAAAGCTTCCTGACCTGTATCATCCATAGCTGCTGTAGCCTTAAACAACTCTCTCATTTTCTTCTCATCCATGTTAAAAAACCTCCTATTAAATTTGGAAATAGTGTATTACTATTTTAATCCATAAAAATTTTAAAAATTATATCACAAGTTTCATCCTTATAGGATACAATGTAGTATTAGCAATATTAGCAGAACACTGACCTGCGCTAGCACCAGCAACTACCTTAGCAACTACACTTGTTGAAATTCTTTCATAATTCAAACTATCATCTGACGCAGTTGTGGCATGATTGGTAACTTTACCATTATTATTGGCGGATACGTACAGTGACTGTCCTGGTTTCATCTGATCGCCAGCAGCAACTGCATTACCAGTGTGCTTACACACATAAAACGTAGTATCCCAAATACCAAGGTGAGCCACACCTACAGGTGCCAAAGCAGAACCATCTATATCACCATTAGCATCATATGTAGGCTGTGCAATAACGTCACTTGAACCAAGGTCCCCAGGCAAAGTAGATCCTGTAGGAAGTATACTATGGTAACCTGTCTTGACCCGTTGTTCAGAAAAACCAAAAGGTGTCTTATCAGCGTCTGCGGCAAATGTAGTAAACTTCTTTACAACAGCTGCTTGGTTATCAGCGTCTTCATCCAAGTATAAAACAGCACCAGCTTCGCATAGCGCAGCACCAATACCTGTAGTTGTACTAGTAGATCCAAACTTGCAAAATTGATTCTCTAAAACTGGTTGTCTAGGTATAAACATATTTCGTGTTCCTCCTTACCTTATTATTTAAAAATTAATTTTAATAAACGAATTACTATTCTTCTTTTTTAGACATCCTCTCAGCCATAGCTTCACCAAGAGTACTATATTCTTTATACATGTCTTTAAATTTAGATTCCAAATCAAGACTACCTGGATTACCACCAGACACGTTAGCGTATGTTTTTACATTATCATCGCTATTATCACCAGTAGGTGCGTTATTATCATCTTTCTTGATTGAAGCTATAATAGACTCCCTTATAGACACTAGATCTTCTTTATAAGAAGCAAATTCCTCGTCAGTTAAATCACGTATCTTGCTAAGCTGTTTTTCCTTGTCTTTAGCAATAACTTCTGCGGTTTCCAATTCTTTCAACCTAGCTTCTGACAACATATCCTTTTTAAGATTTTCTAGCTCTTCCTTTATAGAAGCTGATTCAGTATCAAGTTCTTCCTTCGCTTTCTTTAAATCTTCCAACTCTTTAGTAGCAGTTGCGAGAGCTTCTTCTTTTTCTGATAAAGAACTTTTCAAATCCTCTACTTCCTGTGTAAGTGCTTCATTACTTTTTTCTTTATCATCTAAAGATGCACTAAGTGTATTTTCCTTCTCTTGTACACTTTCAAGTTCTGCTTTCACATTCTCTAACTCATTTGTTAGATCATTAATAGTAGTAGCTGATTTCCTAAGAGCCTGTTCAGCCTTAGCCTGCTTATCAGCATCTTCTTTTTCTGCAAATATAACATCCACTGCGCTTTTAACTTGATTAAATAATTCTTGTTTATCCATTTATTGAAACCTCCTAATTTATTATTTAAAAATTAATAGACCTGATTTATTAACCTTTTCCTATTCTATAAACTATTCAGGGAAATCTTCACCTAAAAACCAAAGAAGATCCACCTCAACAGAGGCGTTGCCACTGTTTTTAAGAGTTATAATATTATCATCATAATTCTTTTCAAAGTAGATATACCCGTCTTGAGTACCACTAACTACAGTAGCACTAATGTTAGCATAATCTACTAAGTCATACCCGTAATAAGAGACACCGCTTGCCACAACAACATCTGATCCACTAACTGATGTGGCTGTGTTTGACCAAAGAAAAGGTACAGATCTCTTAGCACCCATTTCTTTGTACAAAACTTTGTAATTGTCATCTGCTTTACAATTAACTCTAGATGGAGTGCTTTTAAGCAACCCCTGTAATCCAAACCCTATATCGACCATTTGAAAAACCTCCTGTTATTTTTCTTTTCTTAAAACTCTTTCAAGGGCAGCTAACTCTTTATCAATACTTTTTTTAAAAAAATTCTTTTTGACATAAGTAGATACTTCTTTATCAATCTGACGTAACAAACAATTTTCATCAACAGCTGTTCTAGAAAACGAAGTACATGTTGTGTCAAATTTACTACACCAGTTTTCATTAATTAAATCACCTTCTTTAGAAAAAACTTTATGTTTGTAATATACACAATCACCAACATCAGAAGGTGAAGATCCTTTAGATTTTTTTGTATAATCTTGAAGTTTATCTTCTTTTTTACAATCGCCTTTACCATCACCTATTACTTCAGAGGTTACATTATTATCCAGGTTAGTTAAATCTATATTAATAACCTCATCATTGTTTGATGGTGTATAATTTGTATTAGGTTTGTTTTTATCTGACGTTTCTTTGCTGCTATGGTTAGCAACTTCGAGTATTACTGATGGTGGGTTGGCTGGGTTTTTAACTAGACCACAACCAGAAAAATTTAAACTACGTAAAACTTTTGATATTGATCCAGAAGCAATTTCTTTACCATCTTTAGTAACTATACCATGTTTACCAGACATATTACTAAATTCTGTGTAACCAACACTCTCTGCTTCTTGTCTAGTTAGAATAAGATCCCCTATTTTTATATCAAAATCTTTGTAATATGTTTCCATACTAACTTTCCATTTATTATCTGCAACTTCTTGAGCTATAGTAGGAAACCTGTGTTTATAAATAATACCGGCTATAGCTACATGTATATTCATATCTTTAAGCTCAGAATACTCTTTAACCTTTAACTCATTTAGATCAAGTTTATTACCCTGATCATCTATATAAACTCTGTCATACAAATGACCTACTATATCTAATTCATTGTGTTCTATGTCTAACGCTTTATGCACAATAGTATGCTCAGCTTTAACTAATTCTTCTTGATCAAAATAAGCTGCATTTAGATTTTCACCAGAAGAAACATATATAGCTGTAAAATACATTAAATCAACCTGTCTATCTTTTTCTTCAGGTAAATTTATAAAAGATGAAGCTTTTTCTCTAAGGTAAGCTGTTTCTTTCTCAACTTTTATGTCAGCTTCAAGTATTAAAGGTTCATACTCATACATCTTGTACCTCCATGGCTATTTACTCTTATCTCTAACTCTATTTAAAAACCAAATAAATTCTGAAAACTTTTCATCACTCATATTATATATAATATCGTCTATATTTGAATATTCATAATTGCTGTCCTGATCAGAGCTTTGTTCTTTAGGTTTTGCTGGCTGACCTGTAGGTCTTCCCTGTGAAGGTGTGCCTTCTGGTGTTCCTTGTACTGTTTGTCTACTAGAACTTTGCTGCCACGGTGATCCTATTATACCAAATATACCTTCTTGTACATGATCAAACTCTTCTTTCATATTATTAAATTCAGTAGAATAATCAAACCCTAAAGTCTCATGTGCTGTTTTATAACTAAGCATGCGTCTATCTACAAGATTAGCGATAACATTCATATAAAGTATAGTATCTTTAAGAACACTTTCATCCCATCTTATTTTAGGAAACCTATCAAATCCTACAACCTCTGCTATATGTTTATATTCATCATATAACCATTTACTCACCTGGCGCCTAGCATAATTTATTTCTTCCATAACACCTTTTAAAAGAAGACTAACTTGTGCAGCGTTAGCTGTACCTGATCCATCCAAAAGTGCCCTAGCTATAGCTAAGCCAGCACTTATGTCATCATTAACTTGGGTATATTTACCAGCACCTAATATTTTATCAATTTCAGGCGATACTATTTTCTCTATTTCAAGAGTGTGGTTCCATACAATATCAAAAGACTTACTAGGAGTATCAAACAGTTTAGCAACAGATTCCAACTCTGTTTGTGAAGTTACTGGAAACTCATCATTTCCTACTGTTATTTTTAATATATAATTAGAAATACCATCTAATGTACTTAAATCAGCCTGCCTAAGTGCTTTTTTATATTCTAGAGCACTAAATATTTTAGCACTTCTAGGTATAGCGTATCTCTCGTATGGTGGTTTTCTATATGTTATTTGACTTACATATTCATTAGGTATAGTATATGAACCTTTATCCTTTAGTTCTTTTTTAAAATCATTAGGTAACTTTTTTAACAACTCTTTTTCTTGCTGTGTTTGCTCTGATGTTGGTTTTTCTAACAACTCTCTTAGGTCCTCGGGGGCTGATAACTCAATTGAACTACTATTGAATATTAAACTTCCTGTTATTTGAACCAGCTGAGGATTAAGTATAGTATAACCAGTAGGAATACTATTTCCTGTTTTAAGTTTTTTAGTAGCTGCTTTCTCTACAGCAGATAATGCACTACCTTCTATTCCTAACTCACGTGACTTTCTAAGAATATCTTTTAAAATTCTATCAGCATATTCTTTACTATAAGAAGTATTTTTATTTGCTTTAGACTTTTTACTATTTTTTAACGCCACCCCTGGTATTGGTGATACATTTGATTCTCTATTAGTGTAAGTCTCCATGGTTTTATATACACTTACATGCCCTATTTTAAAAAAATCTAGAAAAATTTTATCTAACAAACCCTTTATATCTACATCATATCCCCATACATCATAAAATTCTTTAATATCAGAATCATCTATATCATTTTCAAACCCTTTACATGCTAAAGAAGCTAATAGGTTTATAGAAGATCCAACTATACCCTCTTCCTTATAGTGTTTATCTGCTAATCTAAATAATTCTATGGGATCTTCTGTAGATACAGGGTTAGGCGAAGCCAAATCCAAATTAGATCTATCAACAGCTCTTCGCCTTATAACAGATCCTGATTCTGATTTTATCCTCGGTTTTATAGCTTCTCCTGCACGTTCTAAAAAAGGTAACGATTTATTAGGTGTTATATAAAATGAAGATTTACCAGAAGCTTCATCTACCTCTATTTTTCTTATACCTACGTCAGGATATTTTTCTTTAAGCTCGCCTGTAATTTTTTCTATATCCACTATTATCACCTCTGTAATTATACTATCTACTTTTTTTAATGGTTAGTTAATTATTTGTCTTTCTTTTTTAAAACAGCCATACTTAATGCTGTTTTATCACCTCTACTAACCGTATTGTCTATAAGATCCCACTTAGCACCTTCTTCTCTAGGTCTAACAAACCCAGAACTACTGTATAAAATATTAGTGTCAAGTCCATTTTCCATATCAATTAATTTTACACCATAACAAGCCAAAAGTAATGCTGAATATAAATCTTTATGCTGTCCTTTTTTTGGTGTGTCAAAATGTAAAGTCCCGTGTTTGTTCTGAGTAACAACTATATTTAACAACTGCGACTTTAACTCCTGTACATTTTCGTATACCTGCTCTACCATAACTGTGTTTGTTTTAGGCATAGATGGTAATACTATTTTACCTGATTCAAGAAACGACAATAACGATAAATTAGCCTCTGATATCCAACTAGGAGAAAAATTTATTAAATTAACCAAATACTTACCTTTCTTATTTTTATGAATATCTAAATCAAAGGTAAGTATCGGTGGACCAGCCTCATCATCCTCAGCTAACCACTCACTTACATTAAGACCACCGCCACCTTTATCCATAAGTATTCTTACTATATTAAAATCTCTACAAAATTTCTTTATAGAAGTAGCTATATTTTTAGTCTCTTTAGAAGCTAAATTTTTAACATTAACTACTTCATTACTGCCTGCTTGAAGTTTAATAACTACTATACCACAGTTATCAGAACCTCCCTGTTGAGGATCTACACCTAAAATATACTCACACATAGGATCACCTTTTAAAACAACATCACACTCTTCAGATACACATGATTCAACTAAAGACGCTTTAAAAAACCCTTCAGAATCTTTGACCATCTCAGCACAGTATTCCATTCTGAATTCTATATCTGACATTTCGTTCCTAGATTCTTGTACTACATCCATATCTAAAAAACCATAAGGTAGTTCCCAATACGGTATTTGCCACACGGCGTGTTTAGATTCTTTCCCATTCTCTTCTGCTTCTTCTATTTTATCCCAAAAGTAACACATCCTACCCCACATATGATTAAACTTAAAATAACCAGATGAAGCGTATATTAGTTTGTTAACAGAATCATCTTCAGATAATTCATCTTCAGTTATTAAACCAGCATCTAATAGTTTTTGCCGCCTAGCATACCGTTCAACCCTTTCCATAGGATCTCTAGCAGTAGCTGCCATAGGTCTAATAACCCTGTCTAATACCATAGGATCTACCTGGGCTATCTCATCAACGACTATAAAAAAGAAACGAGAACCACGTATTTTATCACCAGAACCTAATGGAAGGGCTTCTATATAAGAAGCGTGTCCATTTACATTTTTAAACTCTATTCGGTGGGAGTCTGAACCATGTACAGGTCCTTTACTTACCGCTGCTTTAAAGATGTCTGATTGACTGTACAATTTTTCTACTTCTGAAAAGATTTTTTTAGACTGACGAAAAGTAGCACTTATAAGACCTACCCTTTGTCCTGGGTATAAAAGAGCTTGGAGGGTTGAGGCTAATCCTAGTATAAAAGTATTGTGGTTTATAAAACCATTACTAAAGTAATTTGGTTCTGTTTCTGACTCCATATCCATTTCAAAGTCATAACAATCACCAATCCAATCCTCTACATTACTAACTACATCAAAATAATAATTATAGTGTAGTATATCCCTTAGTTTAAGTATGTTATTAATGGATTCATTACTGAATCTATAACCATTATTTATACATTTATTAATACTACATAAAAATTTATGTAGTTTACTGTATGTTACATCCTTACTATTCCAGTAATGAAAACCTAACGAAGGTAAATACTTATCATATTTATTACTACTATTTAATCTCCTATAATCATCACTTATATGTTTACATATATCTTTTATATAAGGTATAACATCTTTATTTAGATTCAAAACCTTATTATCAAAATAATTATCTAATAGTACTTGTTTTCTATATAAACCAAACCCTATTAGTTCCTTAAATTTTAAAGCGTTTTCAGAAAAAATATCAAGTAAATAAGCTTTTCCAAACTTGGATTTGGTTTTTTTCTCCCTAACTTTACTTACTATACCAAAATTCAAAAGCATTAACTGAACTTCATTTAAAAGGTTTTTAGACACAGAGCA